GCACCGGATGCGGCCTTGGCTGCGGTGAGGGCGGTTTGCGCGTCGACGACTGCGGCCGCGGCGTCGGAGAGCTGCTTTGAGTCCGCGACCGTGGTCTTACCTTTGTCGGCAAGGCGGGCCTTCAGGTCGGACAGGTTCTGGGCGGCCTTGCCTGCCTTGCCCGCGGCCTTGCCGGTTGCGTCGTGGACGGCCTGCTCAGCCTTGGACAGCTGCTGCTGCTGGGCCACCGTGGTGGCGCCTTTGGCGCCGACCGAGGCGGACGCGTCGGCCTGGGCCTGCTGTGCCTTGTCCAGGGTCTCCTGGGCCGCCTTGACTTTGTCGGCGGCCGCGGCCGGGTCGAACGTGCCCAGGACGTCAGTGCCGCCCTTGAACGCCTGGGACGTCTTGTCCTGGGCGTCCTGCAACGCCTTGGCGTAGGCCGCCATGGCGTCAATGTCGGTGCCGATGTGCCCAGCCATGGCCTTGGTGCTCAGCCCGGTCTGCTTCTCCAGGTCCACGACGTAGGAGCGAAGCTTCAGCATCTCGGCGCCGGCGTCCTTGGGCGCCTTGGACAGGTCGACGTTCTGGGACTTGGCCAGCTTGATCAGGGCCGCGTCGGTCGTTGGCGAGCTCCTCGTTGCCGAGCAGCAGGGAGAACCCGCCCTTGATCACACCCAGGGTCCCCTGGTACTGCTTCCCGAGGTCGGCGGCCCTCTGCGCGGTGTTGGTCAGCTGGTCGACCCCGCCCTGCAGCTTCGCCGGGTCCAGCACGTCAGTGGAGGCGCCCATGCCCTCGAACGTGGTCTTGGCCTTGGCCGCAGCGTCGTCCATCATCGAGAACGCCCTGGCGGCCAGGAACAGTGCAGCACCAATACCCAGCGTGGCGACGGTCTGCACGGACAGCATCGACGCAGCCAGGGCCCGCAGAGCCACCGTGCCACCCTCAGCGGCCGTCATTAGGCCCACCAAGCCCATGATGACCGGGGTCAGGATCATCCGGTTGAACGCGATCTGCACCGCGGTCAGACTGGGGAGCAGGGACGCGGCGTACACGGCAGCCAGGAGCAGGACGATGTCCTTGTGATCGGCGACGAACCCTGTCGCCACAGCCAACGCTTGGGCGATCGCAGTCAGGCCTGCGACCACAGCCCCACCGGCCAGGGAGGCAAGGGCTCCCACAGCTGGTGCGGCGACCTGCGCGATGGTCTTGAGTATCCCGGCCACGTCCACGCCGATAGCCCACAACGCGGAGAACAGGGGGGTCAGTGTGCGGACCCCGGCCTGCAGGTCAGGGGCTGCTCCCTTGGCCAGGTCCATCATGGACTTCATCAGGGTGGTCAGCACAGGCAGCAGCTTGAGGCCGACCTCGATTGTACCGGCCTGGATCGCATTCACGACGAGCTGCCACTGCGCGGAGGTGGCCTTCATCTGCTCGGCCAACGCCTTCGCTGTGGCGCCCGCGCCCGCGTGCGCCGCAGACCAGCCGGCGATGACACCGGTGTACAGCTTGCCCTGGTCGGACGTCAGGGCAAGGGCGCCCTTGAGGCTCCGGATGTCGGTAAACATCTCGGACATGGTGGTGACGTTGCCGCCGGTGACCCTCTGTAGGTCTGCCATCACCCCGGACAGTCCCTTGCTCTTCAACGCGGCCGCGCCTGACTCATACCCCAGGGACTTGAACACCCCGGTCAGGGCGATGCCTGGGGTGATGATCTGGGCCATCAGCTGGTTCAGGGCGGTGAAGGACTCGGCGGGTTTGATCCCGGCCTTGGTCATGGTGGCGATGGCCTGACCGACGCCGTCGATGCTGACCCCGGCGGCCGAGGCGGTGCCGATGACGTCACCGAGTCCCTGGCCGAGCTGGTCAAAGGTCAGCACACCGAGGTTGACCGTCTGGAACAGGGTGTCGGACACGTCCTTCGCTGATGCAGCGGACAGGCCGTAAGCGTTCAACACCCCAGAGATGGCCTGGGCGGCCACTGCTGTGGTGGAGATCCCGGCGGAGGCGGCCTTGGCGGACGCGTCCAGGACCTGCAGGCCAGCCGCGCCCTGGAACCCGCTGGAGGCGATGTCATACAGGCCCGACGCCAACACGGTGGCTTCCTGCGGCAACGTCTTGGACAGGTCCAGCACGCTCTGGCTGAGCCCACCCAGGGCGCTCTCGCTCATCCCCGTGATGGAGTTGACGTTGCGCATCTGCGCCTCGAACTGCGCACTCAGCTGGATGCCGCCGGTGAACGCGGTGAGCAGCTGACGCCCCAGCATGAAGGCCGCGGCCGAGGCCAACCCGAGCCCGGCGGCGACCCGCAGACCCCCCACCGAGTAGTACTCGGACAGGCGCAGGGCGATCTTGGCGTGCCGATCGGCCTGGTCGGCGGCCTTGCCCGTCGCGATACCCACAGCCTGCATGCCAGCGGCTGTGGTCCGCGACGACGTTTGGGTCTTCTGCGCGGTCTTCTCAGCGGTCGCCCCGAGCTTGGCGGTCGCGGCCTCGGTGCCGGCGGTGGCCTTGGTCGCGCCACGCTGACCGGTCTCGACCTCTTTGGCGAACGAGCGGATCGACGCCTTGGCCTCTGCGAGGCGCTTGTCCAGGGACGCGTTGGACCCGGTGATCTTGACGCCGATGACGCGCACACCCATGTCAGGCCTCCTGCTCGGGAATTACGGCCTGAAGGTGGTGGTGGTAGCGGTGGGCGTGCTCGGGTGGGATGGTCGCCTCGACCTGGGCTTTGAGCTCGCACTGCACGCACGGGCGGGACACGACCGTAAACGCCCCCACGACGCCCATCAGGTCGGCGGGGACACCGCAGCCGGGGCAGCGGTCAGCGGCGCGCACCGCGTGAGCCAGGGCGAGGTCCTGGTCGCGCTCAGCCCAGGTCAGGAACATGGAGTGCGGTAGGCCGTGGCCCGCGCAGTAGGCAACCTCAGCGGCAAGCCTGGGGTCGCGGTTAAGGCGCCTGCGGGCCCATTCGATGCTGGTGATGTTCAGTGCCACGCACCGACCGAAGAGGTCCTCAGCGGCGTCGGTGGGCCACTCGTTCCACCACTCGGTGGCGGTGGGCACGTCGATGTGCCCGAGCTGGTGCGGGTCCTCGTCGGCATAGGGGACCGACCAGGACGTGACGGACGCTGCGATCAGCGCCGGCGCGAACGTGTCCTCAAGCCACAGGTCCCGGTCCTTGACCGGCGGGTGCGCCTCTACCAGCTCGTCAAAACAGGCGCGACCCATCGCAGCGAGAGCGACTGTGATAGCCCCGTCGTCGCCGTGGTAGGTCGCCTCGTCCCTGCGCACTGAAGTTCAGGCCCGGCGCCGCTTCGGGTCGGCCACGGGCGCCTGGGCTTGGGCGAGCTGGGCGTGCACGACCAGGGCGTTGACCTCGACGTCGTTCCACGCGTCGCCCTCGAAGATGTCCTCGATGTCGTCGCCGGACAGGACCGGGTCAACACAGGACGCCTGCACGAGGGCGCGGGGGAACGTGTCCATGTTGTATGGCGCCTTCGAGCCTTCGCTCTGCACGGACACGGCCTCGTGGTCCTCGTCGCGGGCCGGGTGCGCCAGCAGTAGGTCACGAAAAGGCGTGCGGCCCAAGCTGCGGAAGGTGAACCACAACGTGGCGGCATCCATCGCGTCCAAGGCTGTCGTCGCGGCCTGCTCCAACGGCTCGAGCTCGGGGCGCTCCGAGGCGTCGACCTTGGCACGGATGGCCTCGGGGTCGATCACGTCTTCGGCTTCAGCGGTGGACCTGCACTCGGCCAGACGGCGGGGGCGGGATGCGTCCAGGCGTTCACGTGCGGCGGTCAGGTCACGCTCGGCGGCGTCGACTGCTGCGACTGTGGTGTCGTCGAGGTAGATGCCGACGGTGACGCGGCGGGGCAGTTTCCCGAGACGGTCCTGAGGCTTCTTAGGTTGGGTTTTGGGTGCGGTCATGCGCAGGGCTCCTTGGTGTGGGCGGGAGGGGTGTTACTTGCCGTACTTGGCACGCCAGGCTGGTGAGCCGAACTTCAGCGCTGCAGCCTTGGGCGCTGCCTTCTTGGGCTGGTTGGCCTTGAGGCGCATGTCTTTGGGTGTGCCTTTGCTGGGTTTTCCTTTGCCTGCCATGGCGTGCTCCTTGAGTGGTGTGGGCCGGTCAGGGACGGGCGGTGGTGGTGCATCCCGGCCCCACCCCAGCGGCGTCAGGCCACGGGCGGCGTGTGCCCGCACGCGGTGCCTGTGGCGCTACCCGCTGCCCCTGCTGACGTCCCGATGACCGACGGACGAGCGACTGCAGGGGCGCGGTAGACGCGCACTGAACGAGGTGAGGCCGGGAGATTGGTGGGGTTACGCTGCGACGACCGCGTTCTTCTCCTGAGCCCCGGAAATGGCGAGCTCGGCGATGTAGCGGCCCGGCTCGGTGCCCAGGGAGAAGTCCCGGTTCTTCGAACCGATCCGGATCGGCCAGACCTCGACCTTGGCCCCGGTCAGCTTGACGATGGACGTCGAGGAGCCAGCAGATGTGGTTGCGATGGCCACGCCGCCAGGGGTCGCAGACAGGGTCAGCGTGGTCGAGGTGGGCACAGATTGCACGTAGTACGTGGTGCCAGCCACCAGCGGCGCGCCGCCGGTCATGGTGCCCAGCTGCACTGCGTCGCCCACTGCCAGAGTTTCTACCGCTGAGACGGTCAGCACACCCGTGGTGATCGCCACCGTGACCGTGCCAAGACTCGCCCCAGTGGCCACGAAGGTCTGGGCCACCGGGTTGATGACGATGAACCCGGTGGCCTGCTCCGGCAGGGCGATGTAGATGTTCTTGCGGGCCAGGTCGTCACCGGTCGCGCCAGTGCCGTCGTCCTCGATCAGGGTCAGCTTGGCGTCCCCGAACTGCTGGGGGCCGTCGATCTGGACCTCCTGCTTGTACTTCAGGAGGGGCTGGTTGATCCGGTTGAGCTTGGTCTCGAAGCCCTCCATGGCCGCGAGGGCGGGACCGAGGTCCGTGCCGGCGGTGATCTCGGCTGCGGTGGGTGAGGCGATGTTCACGATGGTGGGGACGAAACGGACACCGGTGGTGCCGCGGCGGAAGAACATGCCCATGTCAGGCTCCGATCTTGGAATCGGTCACGAGTGCCTGGGCGGGCTTGGTCTTCGGCTCTTCGGCGACGGCGGGCTCGTCCGTGACGAGGACGAAGCCCTTGTCGGACCAGACCTCATCGAAGGCCTCCTGGGTGGTGACGGCACGCTCTTCGCCGTCCAGCTTGGGGTGGGTCATGACGACGCTCATGCGGTGTACTCCCGTGGTGGGCCAGTCTCAGCCACGGCCCCGATGGGTATGCCGTCGTCCGCGTTGGTGGGTGGTGCTGGGAGGGCGCGGTCCGCTCCCAATGCCTCACGCTAGAGCGTGCGTGTGTCCCGTGGTGTGTGACACGCCACGACAGCGGGACAGGTCAGACTCCGACCCATGCGCCGTTGGTGATGAAGCCGTGCGTCTGGCAGCGACCGCACAGGATCGACGGAGTGACCGTTAGCGGCTCAACCTGCTGGACCTGCCAACCGTTGTCCTTGATCGGCAGCCGTGTCTTTGCGCGGTGCGGAGTAAGCGTGGTCGGGTCGTCGCCGCCGAGGTAGGTCATGCAGTCGTGCATCCACCAGACGTGACATCCGTCCTCACCCATGCGGAACGTCGGATCGGTCATTCGATGGTCTCCTCAGGGGCGTTGGTAGGTGATCTCGAACGTCTCGAACTGCTGCCACAGGCCGCCGACCAGGTCGGGTGCGCCGTCGTAGTTGGCCTTGCGTTTCATGACTCGCGCCGTGGTCAGGGCCATGGGTGTGACATGCCCGGTGCGGGTGCGTGCGGCGACCTTGGCCCGGATGATGTCGAACAGTGCACGGGTCTCGGTCTCCGTGCCACACACGGCGCGCAGGCCCAGCTGTAGACGCAGGATGTCGTGGAACCCCGACTGTTCCGCCGCGGCCACGGGTGTGGATCCGGGAAGCGCCGAGCACACCACGAACGGCAGGAGCGTCTCAGGAGGTGGCGTGTCCTGCCACATCGTCAACGCCTTGCCGCCCATCGTCGCAGGCAACACCGACCCCAGCCACGTCTTGAACTCGGCCACGACAACACTGGGCTGCCAGATCGGGTCAACCATTGGTGGCACTTCCTCTCACGCGGGCTAGGACGCCTTCGACCGCGTCGACGGCTGCGGTCTGGTATGCGGGTTCGATGGTGTCCGCGGCGGGTCCCCAGTGAGGGAACGCCGGCTGCTTGTACACGCGCCCAATGGAGTCGACACCGACGAACCCGTACTCCAGGCGGTTGCCCTGCACGGAGTTCGTGTACACGTCGGCCTCGACCGCTCTCTCACCATCAAGGATGCCTGAGCTGAACGACAACGAGATGGAGCGCCGGTAGTCACCGGTGGCCACGTTCGGGCCCGGCCCCGTACCAGGGATGTGCGGACGGCCAGGCTTGTGTGTGCCGGTGGACGCGTTGATCCGCACCTCGTTCTGCAGGTGCATGCCGTACTCGCGGACCGTGGACTCCATGGCCTGCCCGACCTGGTGGCCGACCTCTTCAAGGTCGATCAGGGTCCCGGTGAAGGACACCTCCACGGCCAGGTCGGAAGCCATCAGCGTGCAGTCAGGTAGTGCACGAGGTCGGGGTTGTCGCGCAGCACCAGCAGGGTGGGTGACTCGATGGCCCGGATGACAGCCTCTTCGCGGTCGTTCTTGGTCTCACCAAGGTCGATCCAGTTGGGTGAGCCCATGACGGTCTCGAACAGTGCGTGTTGGATCTCATGCCACAGGGTCAGGCGGGCCACATCAGGGGTGGAGTCAGGGTTGATGAGGATCGTGGCCGTGGTATGGCGGGTGTGGCCGTAGAAGCCCTTGCTCTGATTCTCGTGCTCGTAGCGCATCCAGGCGTCGGGGTCGATGGTCACCGTGTAGGTCACGGAGCCGATCCGGACCGTGGCTGGAATATTTCCTGGCATAATTTCGGGCGCTTTTTCAGCCATCATCGTCATCAGACCTGCCCGGTTTCGGGGTAGGCCGCGACGGTCAGGTCCCGGATCGCACCCGCCGAGGAGTCAGGGATGGCCTTGACGACGAACTGGCGGGCCACAGTGAGTCTTGGGTCACGGCAGGTCAGGACAGTCCAGACGTCACCGATCAGGACGTTGGTGACCGCCACAGGCAGCAGGAGACGCCAGTTGGTGTCGGAGCGCACCGTGCCGGGGTAGGGCTGCCCGGACGCGCCGCCGGACTGCGGGACAAGCAGTGCGACCGTGCCGGCGTAGGTGACCGGCGCGGCCACCAGGACTGTTACTTTGAGGGTGTCCGGGTCCACCGTGGTCGTGTCCTTGCCCCTTTGGCCCTTGACCGTGGTCCCGGATGTGGTCATGGCCTGCTCGGCCAGGGACTGTGCCCGGGCGAAGACCGACGTCAGGTCGAGGTTCACTCGCTTAGCTCCCCAGTCTCAACGGCCTGGGCCATCTCGATGAGGACCTCGAGCGCGGCCTCGATCGGGTTGCGGTTGAACCCGCGAGTCAGTGCAGCCAAGGCGAGGCGGTCCGGGTTGACCGACTGCAGGAACTCCACGGCGTGCGCGCCTTGAACGATGTGCACCTCTGCGGGCCCGTCGTAGGTCACGCCGCCGATCAGCTCGACGTACACCTTGGTCGAGCGTCGCCCGTCGCCGGCCTGGATGGTGACACCGCCGTAGGCAACGCGGTTGGACAGGTCGTGGCCATCGACAGTGATGGTGCCTGCACCGACCTGGTCGATCTCGACATGGACGGGGTGTAGCTGGATCTGGGCTGGGGTCGGTGGGCAGTGCGGTCCGTCGCACGCAAGTCCCGCGCACTCAGCAGTGTGGACGTAGGCGTCGACGATGTCGTCTGTGGGCTCAATCGTGTCAGTGGGCATGCCCGTCATCGTGCCAGTGTGGTGCGTGGTTTGCGACAAGGCACGCCTAGCCTGCCCGCCGTGCCTGAAGGGCTGCCAGGCGTGCCGCTGCGGGCCCACGAGCCACCGACGCAGCCGGTGCCATGGTCCCGTTGCCCCTGCGGTCCACGACCTTACGGAACCCAACATCGGCGCCGCTCGCTGCGTCCTTGAGCTGCTGCGCGGTGAACTGCGGGCCCTTGGGGGTGGCGCCGATCAACGACTTGACGTCCGGGCGGGGGATGGTCACGCGTCGACAATTAGGATGAGCTATAGGCACCGAGCGGGCCTCAGCGATAGGCAGGATCAGACCGTTGGCCTGGCGGGTGTCGTCGTGGGAGAGCCACCCACAGTTGGGTCCGTCCATGACCTCCATGAACTTCACCCCGTGACCGTCGGCCTGGTTGAACCCGCCCACCTGGTAGGCCTCGGCGGTCTTGGTGCGCACGACCATGTCGGCGTAGGAGGCCAGGCCGTGGCGTGAGCCGTCCTTGTAGACGATCGCAGCCACCGACTGGCCCCGGAGTGCCTTGGCGAGGTCCCGACCCGCCTGGGTGGCTGGCGTGCCGGTGTAGAGGCGGTCTGAGACGTGGTCGCGAGCCAGGGTGCGGATCAGGTCCTTGGTGGTTTGGCGCATGTGCGTAGTCGCCGCCAGAAGGTCAGCGTGGGTGTCCATCGCGAGGTGGGTGATCGCGACCAGGTCAACACCGGTCGAGGCCACCGCCCCGCCCACGGTCAGCGCGGTGGCGTGCGAACCCAGCAGGTACGCGTCACGCACCCCGTTCAGGACGTGGCGGGCCGCGATCTCATCGGCGGAGTCCGCCAGGGCCCCGATGTGCGCCTGGAGCTCCAAGAGCCGGCGTCTGCGCGCTGCTGAGCCCATCGCGGGCCAGTCGGCCTCCAGCTGGTCGACCTGCGCGGCGACCTTGGCCCAGACGGCTTCCAGGTCGCGGCGCAGAATCACAGTCAGGGCTTCGATGGAGTTGGCGATCGCCGTGGCGGCCCCGGGGTGGTCAGCCACGGGCGGTGACCCGGCGCAGATGCGTAGAGGTCGAGGTTCCCCCGGTCACATTAGCGGTCTCGTCCTGCTCGAGGCGGAGGATCTGCGCGTCCAACGCGACCAGGTCCGTCTTGGAGCTCGACACCGACAGGACCCCAGTCAGGGTGAACGACGACGCCTCCGACCCGCCGGCACCGGACGCGCGACGGCGCTTCAGCACCCGGAGCGCGACCAGACGCCACCGGTCAGCCAACGCGGCCGCATACAGCTGCAGCGTGGTGTCCGTGGGTGGAGTGCCGTCGCCGATCTCGTCACGGATCAGGTCAAGGTCGGTCGAGGTGAGCGCCATTATTCGTGTCCTCCGTCGCGGCCGGAACTTGCTGATATGTGGTGACGGCCCCGCGCCCACGACTCGTGGTCAGCGGGTACGGGGCCGCGTCAAGCAGCGAACACGTGTGGGGTCAGGCCTTGGCCTGGCCACGCGTCCGCTTTGCAGGTGCCGGCTTGGGCTGCTCGAGCTCGCCCGTGCCGTCGTCCGCTGGCTTCGGCCCAACTTCAGGCTCGGAGTCGTCCGAGGCGCCAGTGTCGCCGGATTCGTCGACGGCACCGCCCTCGACGGTGAAGTCGTCCTGCAGGTCTTCGAGGGCGAGCAGGTGCGCGCCCACCTCGGAACCCTCAGGAACCTTTTCACCAGCGAACAGGACGACCGGACCGTCCGGCCCACCTACGTGCAGGTGGACCGAACCTTCCAGGTCATCCCGGATGCGTGCCACGATCAGAGCACCGTCGCGGACAGCAGGCCGTTGATGTCGGCGGCGACCGGCATGAACGTGGCGTTGGTCTTGGTCCAGCCCGTGACCGGGTCCGGGCTCTTCCACGCACTGGCGACAAGGCCCGGTGCGTCGTTGAGCACGAAGTCCACAGCCGAGGTGGTGGCGAAGTCCAGGCCCTCAGCGGTCAGGCCCCACTGGGACTCGCCCACGGAGTCGGTGACCAGGATGAACTTGTTCACCGGGATGACCCGAGCGTTGGCGCCGTTGACGTACAGCTGGTGGTCGTACTCGTTCAGCGGCGGCAGGCCGTTGTCGGAGCGGACCTGTGCCAGCTGGGACCGGTTCAGGTTCGGCTGCGCGCCAGCGTTGCCGCCCCAGTACGCGGCGCGGTACTCCGCGTTGCGCAGCAGCCATCCGACGACCGTCGAGGAACAGATCGCCGCGACCGGAGCCTTACCCGAGTCGGTCCTGACGACCTGCACCCACGCCTGCTCATCGGAGAGCGGCACCGCGGTCGCGACAACACTCCACAGGATCGCAGCGGTCACCAGGTGCGTCCCAGGCAGACCGAAGTCAGCCTCGATGGTCAGACCGTTCTCAGCAGCCAGGGTGAATTTGCCGTCGGTGAGGAAGTCACCACGGGCCAGCTCGGCGCGGTTGCGGACCGCACGAACGGAGTTCTCCACGTCGTCGTAGACGGTGGCGACCATCTCGTCCAGGGCGGTGCCGCCATTGTGGGCGGCGTCCAGGGACAGACGCTCCCACTCGGTGAGCATCAGCTTATGGCCCACGGGGGGCAGGAGCACCTCGGTGACGGCGACACTGATCGGGCGGTTGCCGATCGGGGTCTCGGCGTTGTACGCCCGGTACTGGGCGACAACGTTGGTCCGGGTCTTCTTTGCGATCCGGGACTTAATGCCGGCGATGAGCCGGTCGGGAAGGAACCGGTTGAGGCTGTCGGGGAACTCGTCGGGGAGGGTCCGTGCGAACACGGTGAGGTCTGCCGGCGAGACAATGTCCCAAAGCTGCATGACTGTTTCTCCTTATCTTGCCGGGTCAGACGAACCGGATGAGGGGGGCGTCGGCCTTGGCGGCAGCCGCGATCGCGAACGGCAGTCGGGACTCCTTGACCTTGCCGTGGGTCAGGATGGCTGCGCCGACGGACTTGGTCGCGCTGATGGCGACGTTGCTGACGGTGAAGCCGACGAAGACGGTGCGGCCGTCAACGGCTGCGTCGTCGTACAGGCCGTACTTGCCGGTCGCGGTGACCTTGCCCAGGGCGGTCCCGGACGGCAGGACACCTGTCGGGAAGTGGGTGGCGGGGACGAAGCCGACCGCGCCGTCAAGGGTGACGGTCTCAGTGGTGTCCAGGCCATGGGACGAGGCGATCCAGGAGTTGTCCTCCGGGGTGTAGCTGGTGGCGACGGGAGAAATGTCCACGTCTTGCTCCTCACGTGCGAAAGGGAACTGGTTGTGCTCGCACGTGCGGGCTTAGGTGCCGCCGTCGTCCACCGTTGCGGGCGGTGGTGCCCGTTCCTCACATTGCGGCTGCGAGGGTGGCCGTGGTGCGTGCGTAGGGTCTAGGCGACCTTGGCGGGCGGGAAGCGTTTGAGGGCTTCCGCTGCGCCTTTGGCACCGAACGTGGTGCCAGCTGCGCGGGTCTTGGTGGGGGCGGTCTGGGGTTCGCCGTCAGGCTTGGGCACGGGCGGGGCGAAGAACGCCGGCGCGGCGGCCTTCACGAGGTCGATGGCTGCGGTGATCGCGGCGTCGTCAGCGTCAGCGGGCACGTCGACCAGGCGGGCGGCCATGGCCAGCGCCGGGTTGGCCTTGCCGTCGACCTGCGGGGTGACCCCTGCGATGACCAGGGCCATGGTGACCTTGGACGCCAAGGTGGTCTGCGCTGCGGTCGCGGTCGCCGCGTCAGCAGCGGTCTTGGCTGCGGTCGCGGCGTCGGTGGCCTTCTGCGCCTCGGTCTTGGCTGCCTCTTGGGCTGCTGTTGCTGTCGCGATGAGGGCCTTGGCTTCGGCGACGGTCATGCCGAGCTCGGCAGCGACCTCAGCAGCGCCGGCACGTTTGCCCTTCGCGGCCTCGGCGGTGGCGATGCGGGTCAGGTCGTCCTGACTGAACTTCTTGTCAGCAGCAGCAGCAGCAGCTTGGGCGGCTGCGTCGCCGCCCCCACCAGCGCCGCCGTCACCTTCGGCCGGGTCGACGCAGAGCATGCCGAACGCCAGCCCGGCGAAGGGGTTGTACTTGCCGCGGTTCCGCTTCATGCCCTTGAGCACGTTGCCTCCAAGATCGTTGTCGGTCTGCCCGTGCACGCCGGTGCGCATGCGGGGCTGTTCATTGGCTCACGCTAGAGCGTGCGTGTGTCCCGTGGTGTGTGACACGCCACGCCGATCACGCGACCG